TAAGGTTTTTTATATGTACGGGTTGAAGGGATTCTACAGGATGCCGGAACCGTACATTGATTTCGCGCGCGTGTTGAGGAAATGACAAGTCAGGCAGGCTATTCAATAAAGCTCGTATCTGGTCGGAGGTCTGGAAATGCCGGGACCTGCACCCAAAAATCCGAAGCTACGGCAACGGAGAAATAAAGTTGTGACGGCGCGAGTTCTCACGAACGAAGCGCCGCCAAGGAAAGCCTCGGAGGAGCTCAAGCGCCTCCCGGAGCTGCCGAAGCGCCGCGGCAAGTGGCGACCCGAGGCAATAGCTTTCTGGGAAGAGATATGGAAGTCCCCCATGGCACCGGAGTATATCGCGGTGGATGCCCATGGGCTCTACCTGCTGATGGATCTGGTGCATGAGTATTACAAACTGCCGTCGCGGGAGCTGGGTAAGAAAAAGGAGCTGGCCAACGAGATAAGGCTTCAGCGCCAATGCTTCGGGCTGACGCCTATTGACCGGATGAGGCTCCAATGGGAGACCGAGAAGGCAGACAGCGCCAGCAACAAGGGGCAGAGACGGCGGAACGAGGGGCGGAAAGTGAAGGATTACAAAGTCGACCCCAGGGTCGCTCTCGATGTGAAGAACTAGCCATGAGCGTGCTGACGGTACCGGATGACAAGGGCAAGTACTGGCCTTCCCTGGGCGGGCAGGTCTGTGACTTCATCGAGGAGAACCTGGTCTTTGGGCCGGGTGACCTGCGGGGCGCGCCGGCCAAGCTTGACGATGACAAGCGAGCACTCATCTGGCGGATGTATGAGGTCTTCCCGAGGGGGCACGCCGCGGCCGGACGCCGCCGCTTCACACGGTGCTGTCTGAGTCTGCCGAAGGGGCTGGCGAAGACGGAGTTGGCGGCCTGGATATCGATAGTTGAGGCGCATCCTGACGGGCCGGTGCGCTGCACTGGCTTCGACAAAAGAGGCAATCCCATCGGGGGGCCGGTCACCGACCCCTACATCCCGGTGGTAGCCTACACGGTGGAACAGTCCGACGAGCTGCTGTACGGGACGATAAGGGTGATACTCGAGGAATGCGCCCTGGGGAGGGACTTCGATATCGGCCTGGGGAGGATAATGCGCAAGCGGGGAGACGGAAAGGTAGTCTCGCTGTCATCCTCTCCGAACTCGCGTGACGGCGCCCGGACGACTTTCTCGGCGATGGACGAGACGCACTGGTGGACCCTGCCGCGGCTGCTGCGGGCGCACCAGACGATGATGGCTAACCTGGCGAAGAGGAAGGCGGCCAATCCCTGGAACCTCGAGATAACAACGGCGCCGGAGCCCGGGGCGGGGAGCGTGGCGGAGAAGGCCATGGAATATGCCCAGGTGGTGAAGGAAGGGCGCATAAAAGACACGCAGTTCTTCTATTACCACCGGCAGGCATCGGAGGAGCATAAACTCGATAGCCCCCAGGACATAAGGGCAGCGGTAATCGAGGCCAGCGGTCCGGCGGCGGCCCTATGGCGGGACATCGAAGCCATCGTCGACCAGTTCAATGACCCGACGGCAGACATATCCTTTCTCGACAGGGTCTATTGCAACCGGCTGGTCAAATCGTCGCAGAAGGCATTCGACGTCAGCCAATGGAAGCCGCTAGTGAAGAAAGGCTACGAGGTGCCGAAGGGCGCGCTGATAACACTGGGGTTTGACGGCGCCATGTTCCACGACTCGGTGGGGCTGGTGGGGACGGAGGTAGAGACCGGGCACCAGTTCGTCCTGGGCCTTTGGGAATGCCCTTACAGGAAAAAGGACTGGCAGGCACCGGTGGAGGAAATCGAGGAAGCGGTCACTGCCGCCTTTGAGCATTATAGCGTGTGGCGGTTATACGCGGACCCGCAGTACTGGCTCTCCTACACGGCGAAATGGGCCGGGGTTTACGGGAAGGAGAAGGTGGTCGAATGGTATACCAACCGGTACAACCAGATGTGTTACGCGGTGGAAGCCTTTGACACGGCCATCAAGAGCGGGAAGATGAGCCACGACGGGCACAAGGGGCTGGGGAGGCACATCGCCAACGCCTTCAAGCACGAGCTTCACCGTCGGGACGAAGAAGGCAAGAAGCTGTGGGTGATTCAGAAAGAGAGGGGCGACAGCCCGAACAAGATAGACCTGGCGATGGCGGCGATACTCAGCTGGCGCGCCAGGCTGGATGCAGTGGCGACCGGGGAGACCGGCAGGAGCGTATATGAAGATGAGGTATTCACGATAGGATGAAGAAGATTATCGGCATTCTCGGGGCAGCTGTGGACATGGACGATGTACTGGTGCTGGTGGGGCTGGGGCTGCTGGGTTACGGCATCTGGATGATATATCCTCCTGCGGCGCTGATAGCCATCGGGCTGGTGAGCTGCTCGCTGGGAGTCATGGGCAGCAGAATGCGGAGGCGCAATGGGAAAAATCGCTGAGTTCATCGAGAAGAGGTATTCCCTGGCGGACCTGGACAAGGACATGGACGCGATGGTCTGGGGAAGAGCAGCGGCCACGGGGGTAGCGGTATCGGAGACGACGGCGCTGAAGAGCGTGCCCTATTTTCACGGCGTGCGCTTGATTTCGGAGACGGTGGGGCAGGTGCCCCTGATATATTATAAGCGGGTGATGCGGGGGCGGGAGCCGGGGCGGCGGGGCAAGGAGCGGGCGGTGGAGGAAAACCTGTACTGGCTGCTGCACGAGGAGCCGAACCCGGAGATGGACGCGGTCGCGTTCAAGTCGGCGCTGACGGGCCATGCCGTGGTCTGGGGCAACGCCTATGCCGAGATAGACTGGGACATGAAGACCGGGGAGCTGCGGGCGCTGTGGCCGCTGAACGTGAGCCGAATGGAGGTGCTGCGCGAGCGGGACACGGGCGAGCTCCTTTACCGGTATACCGTGCCGAACACGGACCGGCGGGGCTTGAAATTCCGGTCGAGCGCGGGGACGCGCTACACGCTGCCGGCGTGGCGGGTATGGCATCTGGCTGCGTTCGGCTTCAACGGCATCACCGGCTACAACAATGTCGACCAGTCGCGGGAGGCGCTGGGGCTGACCATGGCCCTGGAGGAACATGACGCCCGCTTCTTCGGCAACGGGGCGCGGCCGGGGGTAGTGCTGACGCACCCGGGCACGCTGACCAAAGAAGCCAAGAAGGCAAACATCGAGCACTGGCAGGAGGAATACGGCGGGCTGAGCAACGCGCACCGGGTGGCGATACTGGACGAAGGCATCACCATCAAGGAAATCGGCATAGCCCCGCAGCTCGCCCAGAAGCTGGAGAGCCGGACCTTCCAGATACAGGAAGTGGCGCGGATGCTGAATGTAACGCCGCACAAGCTGATGGAGCTTTCCCACGCCACGTACAGCAACATTGAGCACCAGGACCTGGAGTTCCTGAAGTACACCATGGGGATATGGTTCCGGCGCTGGGAGCAATCGCTCAACCGCAAGCTGATACTACCCGGGGAGCGGCGCTCATATTTTTATGAGTTTTTGGAGGAGTCGCTGCTGCGGGCGGACTCGGCGGCGCGGGCGGCGTTCTACAAAGAGCTGTTTTACCTGGGCGCAGTCAGCCCGAACGATATCCGGGAGAAGGAAAACTATAACCCAATCGAGGACCCGGGCGGCGACCGGTACTATATCCAGGCCAACATGACGCCGATGGACATGGTAGACACGGTGATAATGGGGCAGGCGCGGGAGGCGATGAAGCCCAAGGAGCTGCGGGAAATGAACCCAGAGGATTGGCAGGAATCTTACGAAGAGGGTACACCGCATTGGGCTGAAGAATTAACTCCATCGCTTTTTGCGCAGGAATTTGTTGATACATTAAAAGAAAACAGTATCACCGGGCACTTGCTTGAAATAGGATGCGGCAATGGACGCGATTCAATCTTTTTCGCTCGTTCAGGATATACAGTATCGGCCATAGATGTGGCTCAGGGGGCAATTGACCTAGCCCGGGAGAATGCTAAAAAAGCAGAGGTGAGCATTGATTTCCAGAAAGCCAATGCTGAAGATATTCCATACGTTGACGGTTATTTCGATGCTCTTTTCAGCCTCTCGGTTTTACACTCTTCGGACTTGAACAAGAGCATTCCGGAAACTGTTAGGGTCATCAGAAACAACGGGATGGCTTTAATTTATATCTATGGCAATACACAATATGCCGATGGCAGGTTAGAGACGGTCATCAGCCTAGATGATTATACTACGCTGCTCAAAGAAAGTGGCTATGAGATTATCGATTTCTACGCAGAGCACGAAGAAGAATTCGACGAATATGGCGAAAAGCATCTCGTGTTCGTCGCCCTGCTGAGAAAGAAGTGAGCAGCTGCACCTGGGAAAAGAAGGGCGGACGCTATGTTTGTATGGCGACTCATTGCCCACACTGGGACCAGGGCAACTGTCTCATCGGAAAGGTGACTCTGAGCTGTGATAATGAGGAATGCGTCTGGAATAATCGGGGCTATCACCAATGCAAATGTATGGACGTACATCTGGATGCTGATGGGAAATGCCTCGGTTTTAGGAGAGAATAAAACCATATGAACCTTCCGGAAGCAACCAAAGAATTACGAGTATCGCGGCGCAGGACTGCCAGAGCAACAATCAATATCCGGCGACAGGTAGAACCAGTGGTGAGCTACCGCGAGTCGCGGCGGGAGCTGACGCGGCGCATCGCCGAGAGGGAAAAGCGCAACCTGCTGCGGGCGGCGGCGCGGGAGCCGGGGCGCTTCGGGGAGTGGCTTGACGAGTTCTACCGCGATTTCATGCCGTATATCATCAGGGAGTCGCTACCGGCGCTGGGAGATGGGGCGGCGGCATATGCCACGGGGTATATCAACCGCTCGCGCGAGCTGCTGGCTAAGGCCAGGCCGGAGGATATGGAGTTGGTGCTGAAGGACTGGGCGGAGCAGCGGGCCGGATAAAGACATGCGGGGAAAGCCCGCCACAATAGCCGATAGAGACGCCTTCGGGCGCTTTTTTTATTTCACGGAAAATAAACAGGAGGGCAGAGCCATGACGGCACAGACTATTAAGCAGGTGCGGATACTCATTGAGGCGCTGCGAAAGCTGGGCGTAGCGGAGTCGGCGCTGATGCCGGTCAAACGCTGGGCGGACAACCAAGAGAAAAAGCTGGCGGACTGAGCATGGTGATGCCGGCAATATTGCGTGGAGGTGAATGAGATGCCAAAACCGAAACTGGATGAAGGCGAAAGCGAAAAAGAGTTTATGGAGCGCTGCATGGGGGACGAGGTGATGCAGGAAGAGTACCCGGACGAGGGGCAGCGCTATGCCGTATGTATATCCATCTGGGAAGAGGAATCAGGCAGCCGGGCGGCGCCGGGGCGGCGGGGGGAGCTGCGGTATTTCGATATCGATGCCCTGGAGATAAGGGCCGGGGAGGGCGAGAACGAAAAATGGCTGACGGGGCACGGGGCGGTCTATGACAAACTGAGCATCGACCTGGGCGGGTTCCGGGAACTGTTCGAGTACGGGACATTCGCCGAGAGCATCAAGAAAGACGATATAAGGTCGCTCCGAGACCATGCCTCCAGCTACATTCTCGGGCGCAACAAGGCGGGGACGCTGCTGCTGGAGGAGGACCGCAAGGGGGTCAGGTTCGAGGTGAACCTGCCGGACACGAGCTATGCCCGTGACCTGCTGGTCAGCGTGGAGCGGCGGGACGTGACGGGCTGCTCCATCATGTTCGGGGTAAACCCGAAGGGGGAGCGGTGGTTCGTGGACGGGAAAGAGGTGGACATGCTCGATGCCTGGATGATGATGTGGGACGGGAATAAGCGGAAGGTAGAGAGGCATGTCAACAGCGCGTGGCTGGCGGACATCGGGCCGGTGACCTTTCCGGCGTACCCGCAGACGGACGTCAAGGCGCGGAGCATGGAGCTGGCGGCGGGGATAGATTACGAGGCGCTGGGGATGGCGCTGGTGAAAAGCAAGACGGGCCTGAAGCTCGATGAAAATGAAAGACAGCTCCTGGCGAAAGCCGGGGATATTATCAGGGGATGCCTGGTTGAGAAGGCGAAACCGGACGGGCGGGGCACTGTGAAAAGGCGTGCCGTCGGTCTGGAGAGGCTGCGGTTCAATCTATAGTCCCCCGGGGAAATTAAAAAACGAGGTGAGAGACATGCTCAAAGTGATGGAACTCAGGAAGAAAATCAAGACCCTCAAGGACGAGGGGAACTCCCTGCTCAACAAAGCGGAGCAGGAAAAACGCGAGCTGAGCGCGGAAGAGCAGGCCAGGTTCGAGGCAATCGACAGGGAAATTGACGCGGTAGAGGCCCGGATGGACAGCTATGTCAAAATCAATCGCATACCCGAGGAAGAGCTCCGCACGTTCGAGCCGCACCGGCCGGAGCCGGAAGACAGGGGCGCCGCAGCGCGGATGCCCTTCGGCGAGGGCATCCGCGGGTTCGGGGAGCAGCTGATGGCGGTGGCCAACCACTATATGGGCCGCGGCACCGACCCCAGGCTGCTGGAAGTGCGCGCCGCGACCGGCCTGAACGAGTCAATCCCGAGCGAGGGCGGCTTTCTGTTGCAGCAGGATTTTTCATCGGAGCTGCTCAAGGACACGTATAACCAGTCGGAAATCCTGAAACGCTGCCGGAGGATACCCATCAGCGGGCCTTCCAACAGCTTCTCCCAGAACATGATAGACGAGACCAGCCGGGCGACCGGTTCCCGCATGGGCGGGCTGCAGGTCTACTGGGAGGCGGAAGCGGCCAGCATGAGCGGGCTGAGCACCAAGCCGAAATTCGCCAAGATAGATCTGAAGCTCCAGAAGCTGATGGGGCTGTGCTACGCCACTGACGAGAACCTGGCGGACGCGGCGCAGCTGGGCGGCATCATCAGAGAAGCCTTCCCGGAGGAATTCGACTTCGTGGTCTCGGACGCGGTTATCAGGGGTGACGGCGCCGGCAAGCCGCTGGGCATCCTGGGCAGCACCGACTTTTACGTGTCGGTAGCGGCGGAGAGCGGCCAGAGTGCGGACACGGTCATCACCGAGAACATCCTGAAGATGTGGAAGAGCCGCAAGGGCCGCGACCTGGTCTGGCTGTACAACCAGGAGCTGGAGGACCAGCTCAATGCCCTGACCCTGGCAATCGGCACCGGCGGAGTGCTGATGCCGCTCTTCCAGGAGCCGAAAGCTGGCAGCCCCTATGGCACCATCAAGGGCGCCCCGGCGATACCGGTGGAGGTAGCCAGCGGCCCCGGCGACGTGGGCGATATCATCCTGGGCGATTTGAACCAGTACCTGCTCATCGACAAGGGCGGCGTCCAGACGGCTGAATCCATCCATGTCGAGTTCCTGACCGGTCAGACGGTATTCCGCTTCACCTATCGCGTCAACGGGCAGCCCATCCGCAAGAAGATCACCCCCTACAAGCGGACTGCAGGCACTTACTACACCGCGCCTTTCGTGGCGCTGGCAGCCCGATAAAACATAAAGAAATAACCAAATAAACGGAGGTAAAAATACAATGAAAGATGTCGGAATGGTAAACCACATTGTTCCCATTTTTGCGCCACAGCAGCTAAGCGCCACTAAAACCGGCCCTCACGTGGCGATGAAAAAGTATGAGAAAGTGCAGTTCATCCTGGCACTGGGCGACCTGGCGACGGACAGTTTCGTGCTGACAGTGACAGCCAGCGCAGCAACCGCCGGCTCATCTGCTACCGCCCTCGCCTTCCAGTACCGGATGACGGCGGCTGCCGGGACTGATACCCTGGGCGACCTGACGGACGTGGAGAGCACCGGCCTGACGCTTACCCACGGCAGCTACGATAACATGGTTGTCATCATCGAAGTGGATGCCGCGGAACTGACGGCGGATAAGCCGTATGTCGGGATTGTACTCACCGACCCGGGCAGCGCCACGGCCTATGCCAGCCTGGTAGCTCTTCTCAAGCCCCGCTACCCGCAAGAGACGAACGACGGGGCATTGACCTAAAGAAACCAAACATGGCTTCCGGCGGGGATGAATAGCCCCTGCCGGAGCTGAAAACGGAGGTAGGAACATGAGGAAAAAAAGAAATGCGATATTCATGAGCCTGATGGCGGTGGTGCTGCTGGTGATGCTGGCCGTCAGCTGCGTGCCGGAAGCCGCACCGCAGCCGCCCCCGGGGGTAACGCAGCCAGGGGAGGCAGCACAGCCGCCGGCGCCGGTGACGCTGGTAAAGGCAAATTGGTCGGGCGGCGACCTGGACTACACCAAGACGGACGGCACGCTGATACTGGGGCTAGACGGCACGAACGGTGATGCCGAGATAACTTCGGCAACCATCACCGGGGGCACGGCTACGGCCCTGACCATCACCACCCTGACGGCGCCAACGGTAAGCGGTACCACGACTATCAATGACCTGGTAAGCTCCAATGCAACCCTGACGGCGCCCACAGTTAGCGGCACGACCGCCATCAACGACCTTACCAGCTCCAACATCACCGTGACCGGCGGAGCAATCAGCGGAGCCACCATCAGCGTTGCCAGCCCGACTATCACCGGTACTTCGGTGGTGGCCAACAGGGCTTCCGGTGCCAGCGACAACCTTACCGCCGGCAGTGGAGCCGGGGTAGTGGTAACGCATGGCATGAGCGGGACGCCTACCCGAATATTCCTGTCATGGGCGGCGGATGAAGGTGGAGACTTATCACTGTATCCGTCTTCCATAAATGCTACTTATTTCACCATCAACCCCTCAGCTAACGTCACCAACGGGGTAAAGGTGTACTGGCTGGCATTGATAGCGGATGAGTAAAGCCCTGCCCTTCGGCAAGGCGGGGACATCATCCTCCTTTGTGGGGGCGGGGGTTACTCCTTTCTCCCGCCCCCATCGTAAAACAGTAAAAGGAGCGGAGGTGAGACATGAAACCAAGATATAAAGACGACCTCGCGGTGGCCATAGGGGCGCAGGAGGCGGGGTGGCTTTTCGGGCTGCCGGTATTGCGCTACCAGAACAACGGCATGGCGGGGTGGTGCAAGGAAAACAGCCTGAGCCAGTGGCAGAAGGGCGGGGGCTGGACGGTCAATCTCTATGGCGGCTCTCAGACGGGAGACGACTGGGGGGCGGCATTCATCCCGTTGAACGAGATGTACCTGACGCAGCTTACTGAAGCGCTATGGTCGTATTATCTAACCGGAGCTCAGACCATGGGGGTCAACATCGTCATCTGGGTGCATGACCCGACCGATTTCAAAAAAAGGGCGGAGATAACGCAGGTGGGCGGAGCCTCGGGGCTGGGGAAAGCGGCGGGCTGGAATAGCCATTCGTTGAGCCTCTCGACAACACAGTTCTTCTTCTACGGCGAGAATACCACCGGCACGGGCCTGACGGCAGGGACCCAGTATTCACTGGCGCAGTTCCAGGCCGATACATTGTTCAAGGACTGGACAATCTCCCGCATCTCGTTTGAGTATGGCTGGGAAGCCTCCGGGACCTTTGCCGATGTCTGGCTGGCCGAGGTAAAGATAAACGGCATCAACGTGCAGCTCCGGCCCTCGCCCGGCGACCACATCGGCGGGGAAATCAAGACGGTGACGCAGAAGACAGCCGGCACCTCGACGACCGCAGCCACGATGCTGACACCGGCCGCGGCCAAGCGCATCCGGATAATATCAGTCGCCGCCACCAACCTCAGCAACACCGGCTCCGAGATTGAGGTCTATTTCCACACCGGCGCCAACATGGATGCCGCCGTTTCCAAAGCCATCTTCTCGGCGTGGTGCGACACGGACTATGTGTCATCGGGCAGGCAATCGTGGCCGGAAGGCGAAGGGCCCCTGGGGGCAGTCGGCGAGGTCGTGTCCATCCGCACCAGCGTCGATATCACCACCAATGGTCGGGTGACAATCACATACAGGGAGGAATAAAAATGGCTGACGAAGAGAAACAAACCTGCTCTTATTGCGGAGAGATAATCGATGAAAAACCCGTGCCCATGTACCACGGCAAGTCTCCCGAAGGCCAGCCGAAGATGTACCGGCATAAAGACTGCCCGAAGGAAACGGCAGCGGAGTGATAGATGAAGTACCGAGTCAGACTTGACCTCAGCTTCGACAAGGAAAGCGATGCCCAAGCGTTGATGGGCTATGCGAAAGGGCTCTCCGGCAAGGCCGTCAACATCAACGAGGGGAAGGATAACGAGGAGAGGGGTTACTGCGACATCCACCGCTGCGGGCATGATGAAGGCCTGCCGTGCCAAAAATCGAGCGGGTGGAAGTGGCGAGGGCGGCAGCCGGATGAAACCTGAGATTATAATTGAGACCACCAGCATGGAGCCCCCGGAGAATACCATGCAGAAACTGATAAAGCGGAGGCGAAAATATGGCGCTGGTATTAAACACAGCACCGACAGTCGAGCCGATAAGCCTGGCAGTAGCCAAGGCACACCTGCGGATAGATAGCGAAGACTTTGCCGATGATGTATCGACCGAGATAAGCATCGCCCCGGGCGACCACGTGGTCGCGGCATCTTATAGTCTCGTCGGCAGCAGCGTCGAGGTATCAGGCTATGATGTCCTGGTCAACCTTGTGTCCGGCACCAACGGCACTGGGGGCAAGGTCGACGTCAAGCTCCAGGAGAGCAACGACGACAGCACATGGTCGGACGTAACCAGCGGCGCTTTCACCCAGGTCACCGAAGCCAATGACAACGCCGTGCAGGAGAAGGCTTACACAGGAGCGTACCTTTATATACGCGTCCTTGCTACTGTTGCCACTGCCACCTGCGACTTCGGGGTGACGGTCATCAAGAAGGCGGGCCCCGCCGTCGAGGAAGACCTGCTCAGCGCGCTCATCACCGCGGCTCGCCAGGACTGCGAGAAGTTCCAGAACCGGGCTTACGTCACCCAGACCTGGGAGCTATGGCTCGATAAATGGCCGGCGAAAGACTACATCGAGGTACCTATGCCCCCCATGCAGGAGCCGGCGGTCACCGCGGGAAGCTTTACGACTGGAGTGGTCTATCGCATCCTGACGGTGGGGACTACAGATTTCACTTTAATCGGCGCTTCGGCTAACACGGTCGGCGTGGTGTTTACGGCGACGGGGGCAGGCAGCGGTACCGGTACGGCGACGGCGTCGGGCATCGTCAGATACTACGACACCGATGACACCGCATATTTCATAGACGCCGGGGATTACCTGGTCGACGTCAAAAGCGAACCCGGGCGGGTCTGTTTGAACTATGGTGAATCCTGGCCAAGCACCACACTGCGGCCCCACAACGGTATCTGCGTTACATTTGTAGCCGGCTACGGTGATGCTGCGAGCGACGTGCCCAGGAACATCAGGCAGGCCATGCTCCTTTTAATCGGGCACCTGTATGAGAACAGGGAGGATGTCATCACCGGCACCATCGTCAGCCAGATGCCTCTTGCTTCTCAGCACCTGCTCTGGAAGGACAGGATATTATGAGAGCCGGGCAGTTGAGGCAGCGCCTCATATTTCAGAAAGAAACCCGCGCCCGCAACTCCTTCAATGAGGATGCCGTCACCTGGGCGGAGCATTGCACTGTCTGGGGAAGCATTCTGCCCAACGCCGGGCGCAAGTATTATGAAGCATTGCAGGGCAGCTCGGAGGTCACTGGGGAGGCTCATATCCGCTACCGGACTGACATACTTCCCACCATGCGCATACTCCACGGCAGCCGCGTCCTCAGCATCGTGTCGATAGTCAACCCGCAGGAGAGAAACAAGGAGCTGCTCATCTATTATAAAGAGGCACTGGATTAATTAGTAAATATTTCTTAAGAAATCTTCAGCCCGCTCCGGCGGGCTTTTTTATTGGAGAAGATATGCAGGCATCCATTTACCTTAAAGGTCTCGACCAGCTGGAGCGCCAGGCAAACAAGCTCATCAAAGAAGTCAACAGCGAGAAGACGAAGCTCCTTCTCGCCCAGGCGCGCATCGTCAGGGACCGCATAAAAGCCAGGGCGCCCCGGGGCGCGACCGGCAATCTGAAGAAAGCCGCTTACGCCAAAGGCATTCCCGCCTCCATGGGCGGCCCAGCGGTAGCCTTTGCCGGCATCCGCCCCCGGAAAGCCCCCCACGCCCACCTGGTGGAGTACGGGCACGGAGGCCCTCACCCCGCGCCGGCGCATCCATTCGTAAGGCCGGCATGGGACGGATGCAAAGAAGAGGTTAAAAGAAACATTGAGCTCGGCTTGAAGAAGACCGTGGAGGGCGCAATATAAATGTTAATCGAGCAGGCGTTGATGACATATCTCTTGGCGCAGACGGGCATTACGGACCTGGTGGGGGACCGCATCCACTTCGTCATTGCCCCCCAGGACGTTGCGAAGCCCTATCTCGTCGTCACGAAGGTCGACTCGCCGGAAGTCAGCTCGCATGACGGGCCCTCCGGACTATCCCATCCCCGCTTCCAGTTCTCCTCCTTCGCCACGACATACAGCTCCGCCAAGACAATCAGCGCCGCCTTGAAAACTGCCCTGGATGGATACTCGGGGACCATGGGCGGAGCCGGAGGATTGACGGTAAAAATTCCCAAAAGGGAAGATGAGAACGATTTTTACGAAACGGACTCGGGGCTTCACCATGTAGCCTCGGATTATATCATCTGGCACACGGAGGCTTAGATGATTTGTCCGAAATGCAAAGGCACCGGAAAGATTCCGAAGCCCCTGAATATGAGAGAGATGGGGGAGGCGGATTGTGAGGTCTGCGAAGGTACCGGCGTGCTGCTGGATGATAACACGGAAATCGTCAAGCGCCTCGACAGGATTATCAAGCTGCTGGAGGGCAAATGAAGAGCATCTACTACCGGACGCCCTATCAGCAGATACTTGTTCACGAAATCAAGGAGCCTTTCCGCAAAGCGATGAATGTCCTGCTCAATCCCCGGAGCAGCCCGCTGGGAAAAGCCCGGGCGGTCAGAAGCCTCTGGAAGTTGATACCGGTTATCAACAGCCTGCCCGAGCCGGCTGTCAAGAACACCCGCCAGGAAAGTTCTCATATCCTTATCGGCATCAGGGACAGATTCTTCAAAAGGCTCAAGGTTTCCGACCTGGTAAGAAAGATACTTCTGGCCATAGTAAACGGCGTGATTATAGTCAACGACACTGACTTCTATCGACCCTTCATCAGCTGGTGGGTTATTGAGCTGAGGAAAAGCGACTGGCCACCACTGGGCCCGCTCCAGCCGGACCCCCATTTCTTTGATAACGAAAAAAACGCAGGAGGTAAAACACAATGACAGCAAAAACTGTACCACAGGCAGGCTATGGAGTGACAGTCTCTTGGGCCGGCCACGACGTCGGTTATCTTCTCGATGTCAACTATTCTGGCATCAGCATGGGCACCGTCGATGTAAGCAGCCATGAAGCAGTCTACAATGCGTTCGTCGGCGGGAAGGTCGACGGCGGCGAGCTGACCCTCCCGGTCCGCTTCATTGCGGGGGACACCACCGGGCAGAAGTATTTATGGGCTGACATCAAGGCGAAGGCAGAGAGACAGGCCATCATCACCTTTCCCGATTCCACCACAATGACGTTCAATGCCCTTTGCACCAAGTTCGGTGATTTCACCTTCCCCATGGAAGGCTCGATAGACGCCACGCTGGTATTGAAGGTCACCGGTGAGCCGACCTTCTCCGAGTTTGATACGTAAAAAGGAGGAGAGATGAATGACAAAGTGAATGCCCGTGTGCCCGTTCAGCTGGACAGGGAACGTTATCTGGTATTCGGCTTGAGGGCCATGAAGGCCTTCGAGGAAGTGACCGGCAAGAACCTGCTCAAGATGAAGCAGGTCGACGACATGACCGCCACGGAGGTCGGCATTCTATTCTGGGCATGCCTGCTCCACGACGACAGAGAGTTGACGCAGGACCAGGCCATCGACCTGATTGACGAGCACACGAACCTGGCCGCTATTGCCGGGTTGATTTACGAGGCAAGGAAAAAAGCCATGCCGGAAAGCGAGGGGAAAAAAGATACCGCCCCTTTAGCGAAAAAGCCCCGACGTGGCTAGACCTCTGGTCCTTCGGGCGCTATGACCTGAAGCTATCCGAAGAAGATTTCTGGGGGCTAACCCTGGCGCAGTTCAATGCCCTGGCGCAGCGCCATGAGTCTGAGCAGGACTGGCAGAACTACCGCTCGGCGCAAATCTGCTGGCTCCTTGCCGAGATAAACCGCAACCACAAGAAGCGCCACAGACCGTTCACTGTCCAGGACTTCATGCCGCAGAAGGAACAGAAAAGACCGCAGACCGCCAAGCAGTTGAAAGAGCGTATCAGATTCTTAAACGCCATGCTCGGCGGCAAGGAAGTGAAAAAGAATGTCTAAAGAATTAAGCCAACTTTTTATAACTCTGGGCATGGACGATAAAGGTCTCCAGAAGACCCTCAACAAAGTCCAGAAGAATCTGAGCCAGGCAGGCAAGGTGATGACCGGCATCGGCGCGGGGATGATGGCCGGGTTTGGGCTGGCCACCAAAACGGCAGCCGATTTCGATACCGCCATGCGCGAAGTCAACACCATGATGCAGCTCGGGGAGACTGAATTTAAGGACTTCTCAGGGCAGGTCAACGATATGGCCGGCGCTATGGGAGTTGATGCCACCGATGCGGCCAAGGCTCTTTACCAGGCAATATCAGCCGGCGTGCCCAAAGAGAACGCCATAGAGTTCCTCCAGGTGGCCACCAGGGCAGCCATCGGCGGGGTAACCGATACCGAGACAGCGGTGGACGGGCTGACCACCGTGATGAACGCCTTCAAGATGCCGATTGAAGATGCCCAGAAAGTCGCCGACCTTATGTTTACCACGGTCAAGGGTGGCAAGACCACCATGGAGGAGCTATCCGCTTCCATGTTCAATGTCGCACCTCTGGCGGCTACGGCAGGCGTCAAGTTTGAGGAAGTATCGGCGGCGATAGCCACCATGACCAAGCAGGGTGTTCCCACCGCACAGGCAACCACCCAGATGCGCCAGGCCATAGTAGCCTTGATGAAGCCTACGGCTGATATGAGCAAGGTATTGGAGAAGCTCGGCTATGATTCAGGCGAAGCCCTCATTTCCGATAAAGGACTGGCGGGAGCGCTGGAAACATTAAGGGAAGCCACCGGCGGTTCCAACGAGATGCTGGGGAAGATGTTCGGCTCTGTGGAAGGGCTGAACGCCGTGCTCTCTCTAACAGGTGCCAATGCGGCGACCTTCGCCGCTGACCTCGGCTCGATGAGCGACTCGGTAGGCGCATCAACTGACGCCTTCAACCAGATGGAGCAAAGCACCAGCCGCCAGATGGAGGCGCTAAAATCATCCTTCACCAGCATGGCAGTCAATGTCGGCGACGTGCTTCTCCCTGTCCTGGCGGATATAGTCGAAATAATAAAGCCCATCATCCAGGGCTTTATGGACTGGATGAAAGAAAACCCCGGACTCACTAAAACAATCGTTCTTCTTGCCGCCGCCATCGGCGGCGTTTTCGTTGTTCTCGGGCCTCTCTTGATGATGCTGCCCATGCTTGCCGCCGGGTTCACCGTGATGCTGGGGCCCGTCGGGCTGGTGGTAGCCGCCCTTGCCGGGCTCATCGCCATCGG